GTTAAAGATTGTGGTAGTAACATCATTTATATCAACATAGCCTGCTGTTTGAATATCGTTACTGTAGATGCTGCCGGCATTGCGATTTAAATAGATGTTGGGTTGGAATGTGCCTTCGGTCTTGTACAATTTTGAGGGTTGTACACCAATTATGCCGCTGATGCTAGAGCCGTTGTTGGGCAATAGCGTGAATGTGACAGGATCACCGTTGAAGGTGCCTTCAGTTAGAATCAGTTCAACGCTGCGATTGTTGTCCAATGCACCGTACTCGCCAACACGCATACCCCATTCTTCGTAGATACTGATGTCGCTGGTAATGCCGTTGAAACCGGCTGCGGTAAACGCATAGATAGAATTTAATGTGCCTTTTTCACGAATAAACCCTTGATAAAACTTGGCCTGTGTGACTTCGTCAATACCAAAGTTTGTCAAATAATCGCGTGGCTGGAAGCCAATGGCACTGTCACTGTACAAGTGGAAGTCGCCCAGTAGTTCGGGATTGTCAACATCATTAAAGCGATTGAACTTCTCAGCATTGTAGCTAAAATTAGGCAACAGGCCTGTTTTTAGTCCGTTGCCGGGTACCAAGGCCCATTTGGTAGTATCAAATGTTCCCGATGCTACAACATCTTGTAGTGCTGTATAGTTGTTGCTCTTGTATTGTACCAAACTGCCCATCAAGTAGTCTGTGCCTTGTTGCCAAGCATCCACTGTGGTATTGTTGAACACAAAGCCTGGAGGATTCATTGCACCTGTCCAAGCGCCAGTTTTCTTGCCAACCAGTTTCAATCTGTACTGTCTATTGCCCAGTTCGGGAACATAGATGACATCGTTGAAAATATCCACGTTGTCAAATATCATGACATGTTCGTATTCAACTACATCTACTTTTACCAAAGCCAGTGTTTGTCCATTATTTGCATTCAATACAAATGTATTGCCTGTAGCCAAGCTGGTACGGTTTACACTCAATTGGCTGTATTTGACAAAGTTGTAGTTGGTGTCAAGTACACGACTTTGCCCAGGATGATTTTGAATCTTGTCAACAACACCTGATGCACTGAATAATGTTACTCGGTTAAGTACCGGGCTCAATACCAGTACGCTACTGGCTTGCCAACCCTGCTGCACCCACATCAAAAATTCTTGTACGCTCAGTAACCAGTCACGTTGAACGCCAAGATCGGGGTCAACATCAGTGAAACGGAACCCAATGCCACGCAAGTAACGTTGGTAGCTCACCAAAAAGTCCACCACCTGTTGGCGATTTGTAAATTCAAATCCATAAGGTATAGTTACTTTGTACTGTTGATAGTCTTGATATATGACACCTTTTTCGTTCAATACTGTCAAACTGTAACTGTTATTATTGGCCAGGCTTGGAATAATAGTAAAGTAAGGTGCATCTGTATCAAACCCGCTCACTGTGTATCCTGTAGCAGTACGTTCAACAATGACACCACTGTAGGTTACAGTTTTGATAGGAGTTGACTTGTACAGCTTGATGGCATAACTCTCGTTGGGGATAACCACTCCGCTGTTGGTGCTAGAGGGACTGCTTTGTTCTGCAATCACCTGCATAAAAGTTTGGTCTGTAAAACCAGCCATTTTATAGGCCAATTGAATATTGACATTGTCAAGATATTCATACAGTTTGGTACCAGGATCAATACCTTGATTGCGTAGGTATTCAGCAATCCAGTTTATGTAGCCTGCGGCACGTAGTATGGTGTTTTTGCCATTGGTGGTACCATTTACATTGATTATTGCAGGTGTCACACGTTGTAGTGTGTCGCTGACAACATATTGATTTAGATCAATATTCTTATAGTAACGCCCAATGTCCATCAGTGTACCAAAGTAGAAAGCTGGTTTTGCTAGAGCCAAGGCTTGTTGCATAGCGTAAGGAAAATCACTGCTGCGACGCCATGCAGTTTCCACTGGTCCTTGATCGCCAATTTTAAAATTGCCACTGGCATTGTTACTGCTAAAACTCTTGACCAAGAAGTTGCTTGGAGGCAATAGTGCTCCGGTATAGTCTACTGGAATAATTGAACTTAATCCGGGACGTGCAAAACGTTTGTCAACAGAGACATCTCCGTTGTTCCAAATCAACCCAATTTCCATATCACCCCAGAGCACTTTGTTACCGCTGGTATAGGGTGCAGGGCCGTAACGTGTTTCCCACCATGTGGGCTGTTCGGTAAATCCAACCATTTCCCAAGGATTAGTATGTGGACGATCAGTGTCGTAAAAATACTTGTAGATGGCACGCCAGTATCCAGGCAGTTTGGCACCGTTAACGGTATCAACAAAACGATTGTAATTCCAGCTGAACGGCTCGCTGGCAACAAAAGTTGTGTTGGAGATATAGTCAACACGATTTCCGCCAACCCAAGTCAAAAAGCTGTTGGTCAATAACTGTGTAAACTCGGTATTGCTGTATTCAGTTGATCTAAATTTACCAGGTAAGAAATTGTATATGTCAAATACATTTTTAACATAATCAACTTTGATGTTGTTGTAGATGCGTTTTTCAAACTCCAACAACAAATCATCACGGTAGTCACCAAAGCCGGGAGTGATACTTCCATCATGCCCTTGTATCACATATATGGGACTGGCATAGGTTGTATCGTAATACTTGCTTGGGGTAAATTTAGGATATAAGCCCAACTTGGTTGGAGTTTCAGGAATATAGTTCCCGTCAGTGTCACTGTACTCGTTAATGGTGATCACGTCATCAATTGCTAACGGAGTCAAGAATGTGATACCAGCGCGATTAGTGTCAAACACATAGTCAATACCTTTAATCAACTGTACATTGTTTTTGTACACTAATACTGCAAGGTTACTGAGAGTGGTGTCGCTGAAAATACTGCTGATCTCGTAGTCAACAATTTCTGCACTCAATACAGTATAAGTGATGGTGTTTTTGATATCTCCATATGGCACCATGTCGCTGTAGTACCAAGCAAACGATTTGTTTTTGACTGCATTGATATTTTTCAACAAGGTGTCAAGCAACACTGGAATATTGGTATAATCAAGTCCAGACGATCTACCACTTAATTCAATAATTTTATTTTTGACTTTGCTGTATTCGTGTCGTGCCAAATTCAATGAGTCAATAAAATTGGTTTTGTCATCCACCAAGAACAATTCACTGTACAACACTGGGCTTGCATGTTGCAGGATGCTGCCGCCTTGTGCCTTGATATAAGTATCGCGTAGATTACTTGCGCCTGGAAAGCTGCCAGTAATTTGATTACTGTTGGCCACCATGGTGCTGACATGGTTACGTAGTTGCCCCAGCGTAAGGCTTTTGAATTCAGAGTTTTGACTGTTCAAGTCCAAGTTCTTGGGAACTTCGTAATAGCCCAAATTGCTGGTGCTGCTGCTGTTATACACCAAGATGTCAATTTGATCGCCCGTGCTCAATGTTGCGTCAGTGACATGCACATATTTGATTGTGCCAACAGTGACAAACTCCCAACCAGTAATTTGTATTGCGTTTTTGTATACTCGAAAGTAAGGTACAGTGACCTCACTATTTTGTGCAATATCAATTTGAAAATATGCGTTGTTACCGTCATAGATGTTGCCAATAACTTGGAACTGTTTGCTTGGTTCTGTGTTGGTGGTCCATGAGTTGCGTGATGTGTAGGCAGTTAAACTTTTATTTTGTTGTAGGGTGCCCAATGTATTGATGTTGACACTGGACTGTGCGGTGCCGGCTCCGTCAACATAATCAATTGTGTCAGTATCAAAGTTGTTTGTAAACTGAATATCACCAATTTGATTAAAGTTTCTATAACTTAACGGAAACCCCAATACAGTATCGTTGTTGCCGGTGCCAACACTGTAACTGAAAATTTTTGTTCCAGCAAAAGGAGTTGTTGTGCCTGCATAATAAGCACCGGTATATGTGCCAACACTGGTGCCTGTACTGTCAATCACATCAAACAACGGTGATTGATTTACACCAGTTTTTTGTTGTCCCTGAATCCAAGTACCGTTATACCAGTACTCAACACCTTTGTTGGTACCGCGTAATACTACAAGATTATTATTGATGGCTACTGTGGCATCACTGGCTGATACCAAGTTAATGACATTTCCCCCAAGACCTGGCAGATAAACAATATTGACTACAAATATGTTGTTGCGTACAGTTGGATCAAAGTCGTTGGCAAAAACAACTCGCATGCCCTGTGTCAGAGTGACACCACCCAGCGTATAACCAGCTGGCTGTAATTCCACAGTATTGCGGCTGTCAACAATGGTAAAATCCAATAGATCCACTGGCGTTTTGGCCTGACGACCAAAATTGTACAACTGTAGGTCAGCTTCAAATTCAATAATTGGGCGGCTGGCACGTAGGTTTTGAGACAATATTGGATTGACATTGTTATAGGCAGCTGTGGTGTTAATGACATCAATATGGAACCAACGATTGCTGCGTGTCCAAGGGTTTAAATCTTGGCTACCGCGATTGACAGTGATGTAGTCTTGTGCAGCAAGGCCATTTGCTGCATAAGATTCGGGAGTTATAAAGTTGTTGACATCCAGCAGACGTATTGCGCTGCCAACACCTTCAACATAGTAGGTATTGCCAGCATAGGTGTTGGGCACAGCACTGTCATCAAACGTCACTTTGAGTCCGTTTGTGAATGTAACCCCATTGGGACTCTTGTAATTTTTACTACCAACAATGTTGGCATCAACGTTGATGGTGACCGATGTTGGATCCAATAGATCTATTTCGCCAACAAAACTGGCACCAACTCCATCTTGATAATACAAGTTGGACAAAGGTGCTGTAATGTCTGGCATCAAATTGAATAAATTCAAAGACAAATAGTCATTGGCCAAATAGTAGGTGTACTCTGCACGCGAATTTCCGCCACGTACAAAAACTTTCTGTAATGCAGAGATTGCAAAAGATTGCACCAATGGATTTAATTTTACAATAGGATCAGCATCAATTACACCGTTAGTTGAACTGAGTGTGATTTGCCAAGCATTGCGTCTTTGAGCAGTTGGAATAAGTCCATAGGTACCTTCAATCCATTTGCTGTCGTCTAAGTCATTGTTGACAAAAATCAATGATTTTAAATTGAGTTGGTTGGGTGCAGCGACGCCGTCAATACCATTTTCAAATAACGAAACAATACTGCTCAAACGTTTTCCCTGTATTTGAGTATAACTCAACATGGTGCTGATATCGGCACTGCCTGCTAGAGGCATACGCACATAAAAATCTTGTGCGTTGGGCTGCGGCACTCGGAACGTGATTGTACCAACATCTGTTCCGTTATTGGTCACACCCAGTACATCGCGACTGGTCAAGTTGGTTTGATTGTCTTTGGTTCCGCTCACGCCAGAACTGGCCTGTATCCAAAAAGGATATCCAGGTTGGTCAACTACGAAATTGTATGTTCCACCGTAGGCAAGACGTATAGTGGGATTTTCTACACCTTGTGCGTTACTGAAACTGTATGTACCAGTTGCAGTATTACGAGTAACCGTAAACGTCTCTGTAGTTGGCACTGCGCTACCGTATACTTGCACAGCATCTGGACCATTTTCTAACCAGTAGTACTGGTTAAAGTTAATGAATTTATCAAAGTCAAACAAGCCGTCAAAACTGTAGCTTTCGCTAGTGAATAGTCTTGTTTGATTGTTTGTTAACCCACCGTAGTGACCCACTTGATTCAATAGATCTATATAGCTGCTGAAGAATTCAGTATCGCCTGTGATTTTGTTTTTTACAACAACACTGGGCTCCAGCTGATAATTTTGACGTAGCACATTGGGTTCAGGTTGATAATTGTCTGTACTTTTAAAAGTAGGAGCAAACTTACGACCAATATAGCCGTTGACGTTTCTTAAATCAGGCTGTGTAACCAGCTGGTCTAGAGTGGCATTTAAAAACTTTTGATTAGTATCTGTTTTAAATACTTCGGGTAAGAAATTGCTTGTCTTTATTTGTGCCATATTAAATTACGATTCCCAATCCTGCTAGGGTTTGATTAATTTGTGCTGCTGTGATTGCGCTGATAATCTGTACATTATCTGCTGTGGCAGCGCTGACCATGATCTCGTTTGGGTTGCTGTTGATTTGCAACAAGTTGCCAAAAGCAATATCAGTACTGCTGGGTACAATAATAATGCTGGCCACATTGGGTGCCAGCTGGTTGTGCAAATAGGTACTGAGTTCACTGAAGTAAAATACATCCCCAAAGTTCCAATTTGCTGTATTGAAATACGCATTAAGTGCAGCAACAACTCCACTCTTGATGTCATTATCGCTTACATTGACATTGGGGTTTTTAACAACTTTGAAAGTTGCCTGTAGGCTTGGATCTGCTTTGGCTCCAAACAACGGCTTGTACTTGCCAGGGTTGTAAATAATAGTATCGCTCAGTGCTTTGAAGTTTTCAAGGCTGGTTGAACCACTACCGTATTCAGTTTTTAACTCGTCATTGGTTGGTAAGCTGGGCTCTTTTACAGTGCCTGTAGTGTCTTGAATCCAGGACAGATAGTCTGCACTGTACTGTGTGGTCAAGATATACAAGTCCATGATGTTGTTGGGCGCAGGATCAATACGACGATCGTTAGGGCTACTGTGGCGATATTGGAACTGCAAGCCTTGGCGTCCAACTTCAGCAATGTAGTTGGTGATCATTGACACATTGGTTGAATTGCCGTTGTACTGATAGAACACGTTTTCACTGGTGGCATAAAATATCTGCCCAGGAATGTAACTGGTTCTGTTGGCATTGATCTGACTCTGTGTTGTATAGGCAGTTACAATGGTTGTATTGTCAACAGGAATAGTAGTTAAGAAATTATCTGCAGATGTAACCTGTTGGAAGAATACATATTTTTTGTTTGAGTTGACTGTGGGTGCAATGATGTTGGTAAACAGATCAGGATCGTCAGGAATACCATCATTATTGGTCATTGGGAAAGTTACCAATACCTGTGTATTGTCCACATATCCGTCAGGATTGATCACGTTGTTATAGATGTACCACTGTTGATCCAATCCAATTGGATTGGCACTGTCGGGCTGACTGTTTGTCTTCAGTACTGAAATTTGGTCATTTACTGTCAATCCAGTTTTACTATCAAATGTCTTGACATCGGGATCAAAATAGAATCGTGTTTCACCTGTACTTTGAAACACATACTCAAGTCCGCGATGAGCAATATTGTAACTGATACCGTTGTAGGTAAATGCCACTAGCCAACTGCTGTCCAGTCCTGAACCAGTGGTATCGCCCTGGTTAGTGAGACTGAAAGCGCCCAAGTTCAAATCTTGAGGCAATATAATTTGCCATGCTTGCTTGGTGTTGTTGTAGCTCAATCCAATGTTTTGATAGCTTTGCAATAGACGCACCACTTGTGTAGTAAATGTGCCTGTGGGCAATGCGTTCTTAAACACTGGAATAATTGTGTCAGGTACTGCACCAGTGGGAATATTTTGGCTCAGTTGCACACTGTAACCACCATTGGCAATCACCACGCTGGACCACAAATAGGTGTGTTCGCCAGGATAAGTTGCTGTGCCCGTTTGAATTTGATGTTGTGCATCAAAGTATTTGCCCGAGCCGGCATTGAAGCGCACCATGGCACCTGTTGTGATATATTGTAAATTGTTGCTTACCCCAAGTCCAATTTGCAACAATTGGTTGCTACTATTTACAAAATATCCAGTACTGCTACCCGATGCAGCAGTGGTACGACTCCATGAGGTCAGCGCTGGTGGTGAATAGCGTGGGAAATTGGCATAGTAGTATTGCAACACGGGCTTGGTTGCTACTAAAGGAGCCACTGTGTTGTAAATGGCTTGGTAAATGTCTGTTGCTGTTACAAAACTAAAAGTTGTACTGGTGGTGGGAGCTTGACTGTACAGTATGCCATCTGATCCAAAAATGTTCGTGCTACTATACTTGCCTGTTACATCAAGCACATCCAAAAAGCGACTGGTTCCGCTGCTTTGGCGGTTCACTGCTTTGACTTTCAAAATTGTACTAAAGTTGGTATACGGGAACAGGCTGTAGTCTTCGCCTGTGATCATACGATTCTGCGTATAGTAGTTGGCAGGTGCTTTGGTACGAATATCGTCGATGCTCTCACGTGGCTGACTGTTTGATACTGTGTAGTTCAAACTCACAGTCATGGTTAATGTTTCAACGCTGTTATTACGACTTACATAAGGAAAGCTCAATGTAACACTTTGTATTTCATCAGGGGTAACTTTGTAGCTTAACCCGTTGCTGGTTCTATAGTATAGTCTATAAATGCCTTGTGGAATGTTGGCAAATGCACCGTCACCAAATACTAGATCAATTTGGTCATTACTGCGGCTGTTGACTTGATATAAGTTACGATTGCTGCTTTGATTGTAGATGACATTGATACCGGCAATTGCTGGCACTTGGTACCAACGTGTTGATGCTGCGCCAGTAACATCCAATTGGTATAACCAAATATCATCGTTATTGATGCTATTTACATTGACACTGACCACACGGTTAGGCAAACTTTGATTCAAGTTAAAATCTTGTGTGTTTAATGTACCCTCTTTGAAATAAACAAAATATCCAGTATTGATGCTGTTGTTGCCCAAATTATCATTTCGGTACAAGATATTGAATTTGCCAGCCGGTACCGGGGAAGGTTCGTAGATGTAAGATTGCCCCACACTGGATGCACTCACGGCCTCAAAGTCAATTTTGCTGTTTTCAACAATGGCGCTGAATGTTCTGCGTGGGATAACACCCGGTGTCAAGTTAATACTGTACTCGTCAGTTTCTATACCGTTTACTGTGTTGGTATTTCCAGGTTTGCCAATCACTTGATTGCTGATCAAGGCAGCATTTAAGATGGTGGTAAACTGTTCTTGCCAGTCAGGGTTGGCAGTATCGTTCCACGAAATTAACAGATTGCTTAAGTTTAAGCCGTTGCTGTCAAATAAGTTTTCTGTGGTGTTCAAGCTGTCAATCTTCAAGTAGCCACTGGCACCAATATTGCGTTTGGGATTGTAGCTGATTAGACGTGCTAATTTTAAGATACTGTCGCGACGTTCTGCTGTGTCAAAAAAGTTTTCACGGGCATTCATATCTGCACGGAATGACAAACTTTGACCCAAAAATGCGATAAGATCAATCAAGGCAACAAATTCACTTGACTCAGTGAAGTCATTAAAATCTTCAGGATAGTAGTTACGCAAGTAATCGATCATGGTCTTGCGTAGAGTTTCAAAATCGTAGCTGGTGAAATCAGCTTGTTTGAAAGTTTGGTAGACCTGTGTCCAGTCTTGGTTTACCAGTAGGTTGGTCTGACGAGTAGTGATTGACATCTAAATACATCCGTTATTGTGTATTTATTACAATCAAAATCTACGTAGTTAATTAATAAGCGCCTCTAGTGGTCAGCTTGCTGCTGTTGGCATCAAAGTTCAGGCTGAGTGTGGTTGACTGGTTGGTGGGTATGAATACAAGATCTAGTTCAATTTGAATACCGTGTTCTTGACCAGTTATAGTGATATTTTTCAGTCCCAGTCGTGGATCATAACCCACGATGTTTTTGACGTCATTGACTATCAAATCGTTGACATGATCCGTAAGCGGTTCAAACAACAGGCTCCATATAATACTGCCAAAGTTTGGCTGCATGAGTTTTTCGCCTTTGCGGATACCAAAATGATTGAGCAGATCCTGTTTGACCAAATCAATATCTACAGCACGAAACTTTTTGCTGCGATTTATAGTGCTAAAACCTTTGTATAGTATTGCCATAATGTATTTATT